TTAAAACCACCAGTTCCATAAGTATGACCACCACCACTACCACCACCGCCAGTACTACCCTGACCGCCACTGCCACTAGTAGCCAAAATACCTTGAGCAGAACTTGTTGGTTGAGAATTTGTACCATCTACTCTAAACCAAGTATTTTCACCACCACTCCCAGCACCAAAACCACTAGCACCACCACCACCACCATTACCAATATGATAATATACTGTACTTCCAGTTACTGTGTAATTAGTCCCATATGCATAACCACCACCACCGCCACCATATCCAGGACCACCAGCGCCTCCACCGCCACCAGCAATAGTTTCAAATTTGTTATCATTGTTATTCCAATCAGTCGGAACGGTCCATGAACTGCTTCCAACACTTCCAAAAAGAGTTAAAGAAGACATTACAAAATAATAAGGTTGTTCTTGTTCGTAATTAAATAATCTTACTTCAACACCAAGTTCTTTAAAATGATGCTGTCCATCCCATTTCCAATTATGAACATAAGTCCATTTATGATTTCCAGTATGAATGATATCTATAACTCTTCTAATGTTTCCATTTTGTCTAACTTCATCCATTAATATAAAGTTTTCAGGAACAAGGCCACTTTTAATCCCAAGAAATCCATGGTCTATAAGTTTATTACATATTAATGATTTATCTTTTCTAGAAAACATTATTTAGATTCTCTTTTCTTTGCAAGAGCAGCTTTAATAGCAATACTTTTTTTTAACTTAAATTCTGGTGTTTGATAAGAAGCATGTTTTTGTCTTGTTTCTTCCGACCATTTGCGTCCTAATGTTGGACTAGGTTTTCCTTTATGCGATTCACTTAATGCTTTACAATGTTCTTCTGATCTTGGTGGTTTTAAAACGCCTTTATGTACTTTTCCCCAAGAATTTCCTTTCATTCTTTCAGAAGTATCTGCTCGTTTTCTACCAATTCCAATAGTATTGCCCATCATTCTTTCAGAAATAGATTGTCTTTTTTTATCATCAGTAGCCCAATGACCAAAATGTCTTTTAGAAAGATTATAGTACTTCTTGCCGAGTTCTTCATCTTTAATAAAAGAAAGCCACTTATATTCTTCTTTTAATAAATCTTGCCGTGTTGTATAAATTTTAGTCAATATTTTTGGTCCTTTAAAATCTTGTGGTCTTCTTTTATAAGCTTGTTTCATCCAAGAAGATGAACAAATATATCCATCACCTTCAAATCCCCAATGACATCCTATATAATATCTTTTATGTTTACGATCATACCAGATATAAACAAAACCATACTTTTCTTGCATAACATACTCCTATAACTATTGATATATGAGTATTTAGTAAAAAGTATTCGTCCTACTGCAATGCCTTAATACTATAGGTTGAAGTTCCATCTACCCTAAGAATTGCAAATAGATACTTATTAAGATTAGTAGTAGCATATGTGTCACCAATATTTGTTCCAACACTAAATCCAGAATAAGTTATTGTTCCAGCAGCAGAACCATTTTTAATCTTAACAACACAAGAACCATCATTTGATGGGGCGGTTAATGTGAATGCTCCATTATTAGTAAGAACTTGAAGAGGTCCAGATCCAGAATCAAGAGTAATGGTAGTTACAGTACTATTTGTTATGCCAAGATTTGCAGTTGTTACACGAGCACCGCCAGAAATACTTTGATTTGTCACATTAGTAAGAAGAACATTTGATGGGACTGATGTAAGACCAGCACCATTACCAACCATAACACCAGTAGAGTTAATAGCAAAAAGAATAGTGTTATTATTAGCCACTTGGAAAAGATTAGCTGTGCAGTTTGTTGTTCCAGCAACAACAGTAAGACCAATAGCAGCATTTGCTTGAGTTGTAACTGTAACATTATTGGCAGTTCCTGATAAGTATGACAAACCAGCAGCAGTAGCACGAACACCAGAATTATTATATTCGAATTGAGTATTAGAACCAGCAGCAGCAACAAGACCAGCAGCTATAGTTCCTGTTGTAATATTAGAACCATTTGTTGTATCAGTATACGCTGAAGTGGCTGGTGTTATCCAAAAAGGTACTGTACCATTAGAAGAAAGAAGCTGATTAGAAGTTCCAAAACTGCCATTAGCTTTAAGCCCAGAAGAAAATATTGCATTAGCAGAAAAGGTAATAACACCGCCCATAGTAAAATTTCCAGACGTATTTGGATAGACAGTATATGACGCGCCGCCAAGGAAGTTAGCATTATTGGCCGTTCCTTGGTATGTTGATGAATTTAATGAAAGTGTTGGTGATGAACCGAAATAAATACCTGTAGAATTCGCCCAAAAAGATGTATTAACTTGAAGTGTATTTCTTACTATAAATTGGTCATCTGTAGCAGTAGGCATAAGAGTTCACTTTCCCCCTTATTAGTGTTTATGTCTATTATTTATAAATTATGCCCACGTTCCCGTTGCATTAATTGTTGCATTACCTACTGGTCTAAACAATATATATGTTCCTGGTGCGAATACAGGAGCATTACCAGTTGCTGCTCCTGTTTGAAACTGAGGAGTTATATTAACTGCACCAGAAGTTTCTATCCATCCTTTAATAGACACACCACCATTATTTGTTGTAGCTAAATTTGCTGTTGAAGCAAGAGTTGCTGCATTAGAAACCGCCCATACACTAAAAGGAGCACTAGCAGTTACATTACCAATACCATTAGCATAAAAAGTAGCTCTATACGCTATTGCAGTAATGGCAGCAGAATTTCCAAACAATACTGAAACATTACAATTTGTAGCATTGGAATATGTCCACTTATACTCGCCTTCAATTAGATATGTTGTTGAACCTGCTAATGTTACAACTCTTTGTCCAGAAGCAAATACATTCTGTGCAGTGGTTGCAGAAACACCTGTAAAAGCTGTTGTTGTTATAGACATTGAAGGAACAACGTCAATATATGACGTTCCTCCATAACCTTGTCCGGTAGAATTAAGAGTAGAATTAACAGTAGAATTCCCAATCATAAGTGTAGAAGCTTGTACTGATGGAGAACCTAAAGCTGTGTTGTTTCCAACTGTTAATATATTGTTTGTAGAATTCCATGTTAAATACGGACTAACATTGGCTTGATTTGAAGTATCATATAGAATTGACCCATTAGAATTAATAGGAGCAATTCTTCTTCTTTGTGCTTTTCCAGTAGGTGAACTAAACATTACATAAATGCCCAAAAAGTTGTAACAAGAGGAACGGCATCTGTAAAAGTAGAATTCACAAAAGAAGAAACAGTCGAATTTCCTACCCACAAATATCCATTGCCCGTAGGAGTGTTATTTCCTACGGTCAATGATGCATCAACTGAATCACTAGTACGAGTTCTGTTTCTTCTTCTACTTTGTTTAGATCCCACACCAACAAACATTATCCTATTTTCTTTCTTATATATTGATAACAATGACCAGTAACTTCTTTAGCTGCTGCTATTGAAACATATTCTACACCTTCAAAAACAATAGGCTTTCTGTTCCAGGCTACTTTTCCTTTATTTTTAGAAATAAAATTAGCTCTAAATTCTGGGTTTTTCCATTGTTCTATTGTCTTCTGTCTTCTCATTTCTCTCTGTTCTGGATTTTCAAATTGTTTCTTATTAAGTTCTCTATACTTCTGCTTGGCTTCTTCAGTTCTGACTTTGCCTGTATTGCCTTTAGATATATTTTCATTACGATTTGGAGAAGCTGATATTTTCTGACCAACTGTTTTTCTGGAATTTTCATCAGTTGACCAATGGCTCCAATGATGTTTTCTTAAATTATAATATTTCTTTCCAAGTTCTTCGTCTTTAATAAGAGAAAGCCATTTATGTTCTTCAGTGAGCAAATCTTTAATATTTGTCTGAACTTTCATAATTGTCTTCCTCTTAAAATCTTCTGGTCTTCTTCTATAAGCATCTCTCATCCAATTAGAAGAACATATATATCCATCATCTTCTGTGCCCCAATGACAACCAATGTAAAACCTTTTGTGCTTACGGTCGTACCAAATATAAACAAATCCATATTTCTTTTGCATAATTTACTCCTGCAATTGTTGTTACAAGAGTATTTAGTATAAAAATATAGTGACCTAAAAATTTCCACCCATAGCCTGAAGATGAATAATCTTGTTAGCTGTAGGAGCTACAGGAGCAGTGCAAACAAGGAAATCATCCTTTTCAAGGAAGATATATGGGTTTCCGTCATTATCTACTGGAATACCAGGAAGTAATGAGTTAGAAAGAATGTTTACTCCTGAGTTACCACCATCAGTACCACCTGATGTTGGAACAGTCACTGAACCAAGATATCTAACCACTGTCATAACAAGGTTAGTTGTAGTGTTAGAAGTCAAGTTATAATTAGCACCACCAGCAGTAGCTGCAAATGAAAATGTTGTATTTGTTACTGATGTAGCATTGACATAAGCATTATTTCCCTGAGTTAGACCTGTAGGGAATAGGCCACCAGAAGATGCATTAGAGAAGAAGAGTTGGTCAGCACCAGTAAAATTATGTCCATTTGTTACTGTAATAACAGATGGGTTTAACATTGTTATAGCAAAAGTGCCTGTATATGCGGGTGCGCCTGCTGTTTGACCAAAACATCTACCAATACCAACTGAAACAACACGTGCTGTAGCATCAGTTGAAGTTGCTGTAATAGATGTAATCTTGGAACCAGAAGCACCAGCACCGTTCTGAAGATTATCACGAAGAGGCTGCCAGTTACCTACTGTAATACCGGAACCAATAGCAGCAGTCCAACATTTTGGTGTTCCGACGAATGATGGAGAAGAAGTCATTTACTTTTTACCTTTCTTTTTATAAAATATGACCGAATTGATAGTCGTTGAGAATAGCACCCTGGTTGAAATACAAACCAGCACCAATATTAGCATAAACACCAGTAGCGTTAGATACGATACCAGAATTAGCAGTAATACCACCAGCAGCAAAGATACCAAAAGAATTAATTGTAACACCTGTATTAGCAATCAAGAATAAACCAGTAGAATTGGCTACCATTCCATTGGTTGAATTGACGTTTATTGCACCAGATACAAAATTAAGACCACCACCAAGATTAGCATAAACACCAGTCGCATTTGCTACAATACCAGAATTACCAATAACAAAGATACCTGTAGAGTTAGAAACTAATCCATTATTAGCTAAAGGAATACCAAAAACACCAGAAGTATTAACTGTTATTCCAGTATTAGGTATAAGCCAAAGACCAGTAGAGTTTGCTACCATACCATTTGTTGTTTGAACAGTAATAGCACCAGCAGTAAACGTCAAACCAGAGCTTATATTTGCATATGTTCCAGTTGCATTTGCAACTATACCATTATTGCCGACAACATTAACACCAAGAGAATTGATATTAAGTCCATTCATTACATCCACTTGAAGACTATTATTAACAAATTGTAGTCCTGAGTTAGGATTATAAAGAGCGGGCTGTCTTCTTCTAAATGATCTGGTGCCAGCAGTATGAAACATTACTTTGTCATACCTTTCCAGAAACCACCAGGACACACAATACATCTTTTATTTACTAAGCCATTAGTAAACCATATTGTACCTTTAGATGCTTTACTTGCTACTTCTCTTAACATTTTACTCTGCTTTTCTTTAAATTCACTATCTTGCCATTTTTCCTTTAAAGCTGTTCTTGCTTTTATTCTACTTTTTTTCAATTTTTCTAAATTGTTAGTTCTATAATTTTCATTGTCACTCCATAATTGTAAAGTAATTTGTTTAGCCTTTTCTCTATTACTTTCATTTTCAAATTGTTTTATAGTATTTTCTCTGGCTTTTTGTCTGTATTCTTCAGTTCTAAAAACTTCACGAGATTGTTTAATTTTTTCTTTAATAGAAATACTTTTACGTTTATCTGTTGTCCAATGTCCACAATGTTTCTTAGAAAGATTATAATAACGTTTTCCAAGTTCTTCATCTTTTATTAAGGATAACCACTTATATTCTTCTTCAAGTAAATCTTGTCTTGTTGTATAAACTCTTTTTAAAATTTTCGGACCTTTAAAATCTTGAGGTCTTCTTTTATAAGAATTTCTCATCCAAGTTGAACTACAAATATATCCATCACCTTCAAATCCCCAATGACAACCTATATAAAATCTTCTGTGTCTTCTATCGTACCAAATATACACAAATCCATATCTATCGGACATCTTTTACTCCAAAGTTTTCTCTTAGGAGTATTTAGGAAAAGTGTATCTTTATGCATACCGCCATAGAATGCATGGGGAATATCCGGCCAAGAGTTATTGATTGGAAATACAGTCGTTCCATTCGTCGTGAACAATAGCTTGTCGGGCATATTTAAGGCGAGCGTGCCTGCATTTGGAATGTTGCCTGTAGTAGGAATACGACCTCCTACAGAGGTACGGATTACCTGCATGATTGTATTTGCCAATGTTGGCTCCCTTTAGTTGTCTATATAGACAGGTTTTATTTCTATTTAGTAAAAATATTATTTAAGTGTCAA